CAGCAAGTAAAGGATGGACAACTCTGGACGCGCCCTCGAACTGCGCTCCACCTGGAGCATCGTCACCAAGCCCAGTTCTACGAAGACCATCTTCATATTGCTTATCTCTTTTTTCACGGGCTTTTTTATCCTTCTCAATTAGCTCAATATAATCGGTAGCGATTGTATCTAGTGTTTTTAAAGGGATTAAATCCGCAAGATTCTCAAGAAAATCACCTGTAGTCTCAGTAGGGGCATCTAAATCAGGGATATCCACTGATCCATCTTCGTTGGTGATTAGTTCTTCTGGTATTGTAGGAAGGTCTGGTAGATTAACCTCCTCTGGCATTGCTATACCATCAATATTTTGAATTTGCGGTTGATCAATATTTGCCATATAGGTTATTCCGTAATGAAACGTATTTTTCGTATTGTAACACGGATTATTTTAATATGTTATTTTTTATAGTCCTTGTTTTGCCCATTCTGCCGCTATCCTAGCCATTTGATCTTCAGGCGCTATATAGTATCTACTATTACCCCTTTTTGCGACATACGCTGCTAAATCTGCAGCCTCTATTTGTTGTCTAATGGCTTCTTTCAATTTCATTTTTTGAACTAAAGCTAGTGTGCCTTCTCTACCTGCCCCTGTTATAGAAGCCATTCCGATATCTTTAGTGTCTGCTAATGTAGTATCCTCTATTTGTTTCATATATTCTGGGTCGAATAGTTGTTTTACTTGATCTAATACAGATACACCACCACCCTCTTTTTTGTATACTTTAGAGGTCTTATGAAAAGGGTGTCCTGTAGGCACTGCGAGGCTCATGTTCAGTTCTTTACGTAGTTCTGGAGAACTCAATATTTCTTGAATAGACAAATTCTTTGGTATTTCTCTTGTTATAGTAGAACCCTCTAGGACGTTAGGGTAAAATAGGGCTTTGTCTCTGATAGAGTATGAACCCCCTGCTTCCCATGGATCCATGTGATACCACTCTGCGTTTTCAGGAGTCAAGTGACGAATGTTCCCTGTTCTTATTTGCCCTTCTTGGAACTGAGACAACATCTCTTTTTTGTCTGAAACGTGTCTAGGGTAATTGTTGATACCGAACTCGGTTTCCTCAGCTATGAACTGCGGGCGTAGTTTAATGATATCTGGTACAGCCGCCCCGCTTCCTACATCATAATGGTGAACATTTTCTTGATATCTAGGTAGTTTAGGCACTTCATATCTAATCCCATGATTGCGCATATTCAACGTAGGCTCACGCATTTTTCTCTTCAGAACACCCAGTTCCGGTGGAGACACTTTCTTTAGAGACCCGTTTACCAAGCCACCTAGTCTCTCAAGAATATCCCCTTTAGTCACTGTGATAGCGCCCAGAGCAACATTCATAGCCTCTTCTTCTGTGATAGGCTTGGCGTTCTTCATGACATTAGGATTACCGATATCTTTTATTTGCTGAATAATAGCTGCTATACTATTGCCTTGAGGTTCAGATAATCTAAAATTGGCTTTATCAGTGTCTACACCACCCCCGTCTTTGTAACCGTCTTCGCCTTGAGGGATAGTTCTAGCAGTACCAGAATCAATTAAAGATTTAGCCCGTTTAACTAATTCCTCTTTAGTAAGTCCTAAGCCCCCTAATTGTCTCCCTAAACCGTCATTATGGGCATCCATATCATATTCCGCGTCAGGTTGTCCCGGAGAACTCATTTCATGTAGCCAACCTATAAGCCTCGCAGGTACTTCGCCATACTTATCGACAAGTCCTGCTTGGAGTAGTAAGTGTCGCATAGCATCACCTGCGCCATTATGGTCTGTATCTCTTGGGTAATACGGTTGATTTGCATCTGTGATTATAGGTTGCAATCCTGGAATCATCCCTGCCGCCCATTGTTGACTCTTACGGCTAAAATCACCAGCTTTTTTGACATATTGATTTTCGTGACCCACTACTCTACCGCCATTTTTGAATTTTTCAGGGTCGACCTGCTCAATCGCTTTTATAATGTCTGGGTTATACAAGGCATACTCATGACCAAAGACGTTATGTAGATTCTGCTTAACGCCATCTATACCTGAATCCACAAGTATATCTCTTACCACTTGTCTATCATAGGGTACACCAGACAAGAATGCGGCTTGTAACCCGTTTCTTGTGGCTCCCATCCCAAGTTTATCCATTCTACTACTGGCTTCTTTTACTTTTTCTGCCATTTCTTCAGACAGTTTCTTATTCGTGTATATGATATTTGTATCATCAACTAGTAGCTTTGATAAAGCTGGGTTTTCACCTCCGTACTTTAAGAACATCTTGGCGAGTAGGGGTGTATCACCTGCGTAGAGACCTGGACCATTGGCTAGAGATAAGTTACTACGTCTACCTCCACCCTCACCCATACCTATCATTTTAGGATTCCACTTATCGAATTTACGACCACCATGAAACAATGTTAGTAGTTCATTAAGCTCTGGTGTAGGAGAGGCAAACCAATTACCCCCTTCATTTTTTACGACACTAGGCGCGTATTGTTGCATATACGCCATCGGACCTCTACCGTAAGTGATCCCTTCATGCGCTGCTTCTAGCCCTTTTAAGCCAATACTTTTAGCAGCACTAATAGTTGGACCGACAGCGGGAGCAAGGTTGAGTACATCTAACAATCTAGGATCGATAGACCCTGTTTGTAATGAACCACCATGCAAAGGTGAGAAACCATGCGCCATATCTTGCAGTGAACCGCCCGCCCGTTCTAAACTCTCGGGGATGTCTAGTAGATCTATAGGACTAGGGATTGAAGAAGGAGCATACTTTGATTTTTTAGGTGCTTTTAATTTCTTACCTAACTTACCGACTAGATTACCCACGAGGTCTAAACCGCCACCGATCACAGGGATAGTATCAGGGGTCTTTAAGTAATCAGCCATAAGCACCTACATAGAATAAGGATTTACATTGGATTTCTTTTTCTCGTAGTAATCTTCTTCAAAATCGTCTTCCACTACGTCTTGCTGTAATACTAACCAATTCTGATCACGAAGTAAAGCAAGTGCTTGACTAAATGTATCAACATAATCGTCATGCTCCCCTTTAGTAGGAAAAGCACTTAATTGTTCGATAAAATCCTGCCCCCATGTCGCAATCTCATTTTTTACTTTTTTACTTTCAGGGAGGTATACCCTACCGTTAGCCACAAGATGAGAAATAGCGTGAACCCGTGTGACCTTGTCGTCATTTTTTGGATTATATGCCCTAACAGGGACTCCTGCTCGTGATAAATCCTGCCGTAATGTGATACCACTCCCCTTATCCTCGATTAATACAATATCTGCATGTTGTTCGTTCGTCCCGTATCGACTTTGCAAATATTCCTCTTGCACCCGATCGCGTAGATCTGGGTATTTGAGATGTTCTTGCCACGCATCAAGCAACATCACGCAATGAGGTGATTCGTTATCTGGACGAAATACCCCCCAAACCGTACAAGCAGTTGGATCGTTATGCGTTTTTTCTGTAAAAGCCGTGTCGTAACTCTGAATGATATATTGGAACTGCGGTGTTTTTGCTTTATCGTTAGACCACCATTTAAACCAACTCTTCTTGATGATACCTGATTCAGCCATGTCGATTAATTCGGCATGGATTTCTTGCCTACCTAGCGTCGTCCCCTCGTATTGAACAATTTGGTCGAAGAAAGGTTTAGCCAGATTCGATTTATTTTCGTAGCTACTCCCCTGTGTGATCACAATGCGATTAGCAGGGTTCTGTGCGTCCTTGACCATCTTGAACAATAACTTCGATGGTTTAGGTGTAGAGGTGATCACCGTCTGTGGATTCTTACCCAAGCGCAATCCGAACTGAAGCATGTCCCAAGTTTCCTGCAAATAGCTCCACGCTGCGATCTCGTCGACCCAAGCCGCGTCATGTTGAGGACCACGCAACCGTTCTGGTTCTTCCGCCGAATACAAAGTTGCGATCGCCCCGTTCGGCCATGTTACTCTACGCTTTGATGGTTCGTAGTGCGGTTTATTCCAAGGCGGAGATATAGAAATAATCCCACTTTCCCCTTCTACCGCTACGTCTCGGGCATCAGCACTCGTTGGTGTGACGATAGCAATACGCTTTGCGCCTTGTTCCACTTTCTGGCGTACCCATTCCGCTCCCGTTCTGGTCTTGCCATACCCGCGTCCCGCCATGATCAACCATATACGCCAATCACCCTCTGGTGCTTGCTGTTTTGGTCTGCCCGTAAATGACCAGTCATATAACAACTGCTCAGCTTCCATATCACTGATCTGGGATAAACGCTTTTCGCGTTCTTCTAAAGGTAATTCAAGGAATTTCTCTTTGGCACTTTTCATCGCTCGTATCTCACAAACTGAAAGATATAGTATACAGGGTAATCTATAAATAATAACCATGCTGACAACATGGGTATTGCCAATTTTTATTTTGGGTATGAGTGTGCTGACCCTGTTGCGGCACGAGACGATTGGGGGGTTCTCCTGATCTCTAGTTCGTTCTCGTCCTCGTTAGTTAGTGCTTACTAGCGAGAGGACGTAGGCTCAGAGCGACTCTCGCTACCGACTGTCCATTGACGTTGGTCATGGTGAGTTGTTGTCGTACGATGGGACAGGGCGACTGGACGATACGTCATGTTAGTAAGTACTTACTAACATAGGACAGCATGGCGTTCTACAATATACTTAAAATAAATATGTGAAAGGGTATTGCAATCCAATAAATAATAGTATTATAATTGCGTCATGGCAACGAAATATCGGTGTCATGTTGGTGGTTACTAACTTCATACAGACTTATATACAGGAGATTTATCATGCAAGCAACTATTAATACACACTTTGTAAACACTTGTTCTATGGCTGACTTGGACGCTATTGTTCAGGCGCTAAAAATCACACCTAAACAAGCGAAAACTTATATGGACAAGGGCGTTAGCAGTTTACGTTCATACGTTGGCACTAAACTAGCCAACTACTTAAGCGCTAATAAGGTTGACGCCTTGGATTTGGAAGTTCCAAGCATGAAAGACGCTAAAGCTGAACAGCCTAAAGCTGAACAGCCTAAAGCAAATCCGTTTGCTAAAGCGGGCGCGACCCATGCTAAGCAAGGCAAATATGTTGGTCCGTATACAGTGGTCCGTGACGGACGCAGAAGTGAAATACAACGGAACAGCGCTATTTATACAGCGCTAATGACATGCAATACCTTTGAACAGTTTTACGCTACAGCACCCGCTAAAGAAACCTTTACGAGGGTGAGCACTGGTGGTGTTGGCGTAAATACACCGAGCCAGAGTATTGGCTATGCAATTAAGAACGGATGGGTTGTATTGCCTACAGCATAACGCCCGCCCTTGTACGACCAGCCCGCATTATGCGGGCTTTTTTATGCCCGACGCCAGAGCCCTTGCCCGCAATACCTAACAATCCCCCACGAAGGACAATTTAACGCTTGCCACGTCCTTATTTAAGTCTGGCAATACGCTAGCATAGGGACACACCTAAACACGTCCTGAAGCGCTCGCTAGTGTCCTTACTCCGTAATTCCTGCCATTAACGTAGCTTTAGCGCCCGAAACTTCAATCGCACCACCGTCTTTGCCCGTTAGTTCTACATTGTTAGTTTCTTTCCAGCCCGCACGAGCTTTCAGCCAGAACTTCGTCATGTCTGGATGCTGACCGCTGAGCGCCATTTCTAGAGCTTTCTTCGCGACCGCGAGGTTGACATAGGGTGAAGCACCTGCTAATTCCCTAATATAGAACAATTTCAAAATCTTCTCTTCAATGAGTAAGATATCAGAAATCTCCTTGGGCGACATCCCCAAGCCAGTCATCACAGATACAGTCTTGCTTTGCGTAGGGCTAGGATCAAATCCTGGAGAACCTTCCTTATTCACTTTCTCAGAAGAGACCACTTGGTTATGTATCTTAGATAATCTAGCCTTGACCTTATCGTCATCTTCTAGATCATCAATGTTAATTCCACTCCATTCAAACTTTTCCATGATGGACCTCCTGTAAAATAATACTTGCACTATACCATGGATATATATAAGATACATTCATTAAGAGAAATAATCAATGCAACAACTCTTAATAAAGTACTTTAAGTTTGACAAATAGCGTAAAAATACAGATGGGTCTAAAAAGTAGTGATGAGATCCAAATAACTCCCTCAAAAATGTATATAAAACAACATCCTAGCGGAAGACCTGCTTGGTCGTGCTTGGTCGTGCTAGGATCTGCTTAAAAAATAGGCAATCCAAAAACGGATAACCCTACAAGTTAGTAGGTCTTTACATTGGAGACGGACATAAGCTCGTGTAAGTATATGATTATAAACCAGATGTTTTCCTAGCGGCTATCCTCTAAATCAGGATCTAAAAACGTCGCTCAGAGACCCCCAAGTGCGACCAAGTACG